TCTCTATGACATTGCTGACGACATATCCTACAAATCCAGGAGGAACTATACCCTTAATCATCTAATCGAAAGAATTAAAGTTTATAACGAAGAAAATTTTAATTACGATATTGTAAACATACCACTTAAGAACTAATATGGGAGATGAATTCTACGCAATTATAAAACTAGTATCTGGGGAAGAAATATTATCACTTATTTCAGTAGATGACTCTACTGATGATACTATTTTGGTATTACAAAATCCAATTATGATTAAAATGTTGCAAAATAATGGTAGTACCTATTTAAAAGTAAGACCATGGATGGAACTTACTGAAGAAGATTTTTACTTTATTAAATTAGATAAAGTTTTAACAATGACAGAAACAAAGAATAAAAAATTAATTGAGTTATATAATAATTATCTTGAAGATGACGATACTGGTGGTACTAATACATATTCATCTATAAGTACATATAATCCATCTGGACAAGTAAGTGTTAATGAGCAAAATGGTTATATCACATCTGTAGAATCTGCTAGAGAAACCTTAGAAAAGATATTTAAAGGTATTAAAGAAAGTTAATTTGAAATATCTTTAAGAGTGTTTTAGTAGTATCTATATTATTATCTTTAACGGGAACAAACCTAGTCTACTGTTGTTTGGATGTTTTGTCAAGCCCCCTAAGAGTATGCTATAATATACTTATAAAGAACCATTAAACAACAGATCAATGCCAAAGAAAAAGTCTGAACATTACGTAAATAATAAAGATTTCCTAGAAGAAATTATAAATTATAGGGCAAGAGTATCTACACACTTTATAAAACAATACGGCAGAGAACCAACAAAAGAAGATAGATCGAAGCGTTGGGAAGGAAAACCTCCAATTACAAACTATCTTGGAGAATGTTTTTTAAAGATTGCAACTCATCTATCATATAAACCTAATTTTGTCAATTATATGTTTAGAGAAGATATGATATCTGATGGCATTGAAAATTGTGTTCAGTATATTCATAATTTTGATCCAGAAAAATCTAAAAATCCTTTCGCATATTTTACACAAATTATTCATTTTGCCTTTTTGCGTAGAATTGGTAAAGAAAAAAAGCAGTTGGAAATCAAAACTAAAATTATTGAAAAGACTGATTATAATGAAGTTATGATGGTTGATGATAGTTTATTAATGGGAAGCAAATCTGATTATAATACTATTAAAGATAATATCACTTATAGAAATCAAAGTCGTTAAATGAAAGTTGCAATAATAACAGACACACACTATGGATTTAAAAGAGGAACAAAATCTGTTTGTGATTATTTTGAAAAATTTTATAAAGACATCTTTTTCCCAACATTAGAAAAAGAAGGTATTACTACAGTTATTCATATGGGTGATGCTTTTGATAGTCGTAAAGGAATTGATTATCAAAGTCTTGATTGGGCTAAAAGAGTAGTATTTGATCCTCTCAGTAAGTATGATGTCCATATGTTGATAGGTAATCATGATACATATTACAAAAATACTAACAGTGTAAATTCTCCAGAATTATTACTTAAAAATTATAAAAATATTAAAACATATAGTGTTGCAACAGAAGTCAATATTGGAGATTTAAATATACTATTCATTCCATGGATTAATGAAGAAAATGAAAAAGAAACTTTTAAACTTATTGAAGATACAAGTAGCATATGTGCGATGGGGCATCTTGAACTCTCAGGATTTAGAGTTAATAATCAAATCGTCATGGAGAATGGTTTTTCAAGCAAGTTATTTAAGAAGTTCAAAAAGGTCTACTCCGGTCACTATCACACTAGATCGGATGATGGACGAATCTATTACTTGGGCAATCCCTATGAGATGTTTTGGTCAGATGTCGGTGATAGGAGAGGATTCCACATCTTTGATACAGAAACTTTAGAACATGATCCAGTAGATAATCCTTATACAATGTTTCATCTTATTACTTATGACGATGAACCTGCTTCTCTTTTTGATGCTAGAGGATATAAAGATAAAATTATCAAGGTTGTAGTTAAAAATAAAAAAAGACCAAATGAGTTTGATAAGTTCTTAGATAAAATTTATAGTTCTGGAGCACAAGAAGTTAAAATTGTAGAAAACTTTCAAATTCTTGAGACTGATGAAAATTTTGTTGCAGAAGATGAAGAAAATACAATCAATATTTTGAATAGATATATTGACGAATCTGAAATTAATTTAGATAAATTATTAGTTAAAGAAATTTTTCAAGATCTATATCGAGAAGCACACGAGGTTGAATAGATGTATCTTCTTACTTTAAAAGGTAGACAAGATGATGGGGCATATGCAGTTGCCGACAAATATGGACAAAAAGTTCTATTTTTATTTGAAGAAGAGGATGATGCAGAAAGATATGCTCTTTTACTAAAGGAAGATCCTGAATACGAAAAAGATATGGAAATAGTTGAAGTAGATGATGATATTGCAATAAAAACATGTAAAATGTATAATTACAAATATACTGTAGTCACTCCAAACGACATTATTATTCCTCCTAAATTATGATAACTTTTAAAAAAATTAGATGGCGCAATTTCTTATCTACCGGACAACATTTTACTGAAATTAATTTCCAAAAAAATAATACTAATTTGATTATCGGAACAAATGGGGCAGGAAAATCTACAGTGCTTGATGCACTGACATTTGTTCTTTTCAATAAACCATTTCGTAAAATTAATAAACCACAATTAGTCAATACAACAAATGAAAAAGAATGCCTAGTTGAGATTGAGTTTGCAATTAATGCGAAAGAATATGTAATAAGAAGAGGAATTAAACCTAATGTTTTCGATATTATAATTGATGGAGAAAAATTAAATCGAGAAGCAGATGATCGATCTATGCAGAAAGTTTTAGAAGAAAATGTTCTTAAATTAAATTACAAATCATTTACTCAGATTGTAATTCTTGGTAGTAGCACATTTGTTCCATTTATGCAACTATCATCTACAAATCGTAGAGAAGTTATTGAAGATCTTCTTGATATTAGGATTTTTTCTAATATGAATTCTTTAGTTAAGGAAAAAATTAAAGAAGAAAAAAATATTATAAAAACCTTAAAATTAAAAGAAGAATCTTTGCTTGATAAAGTGACGATGCAACAAGAGTTTATTGAAGAACTTGAGAGTCGTGGTAATGCAAATGTAAAATCTAACAGTGATAAAATCACTAAGTTGGATAATGAAGTTGAAGTTTATATGAGAGATAATGCTGTCATAGAAGAAGACATTCATAAATTTACAAAGGAACAAGAAGAAGTTATTGGTGCTCATGAAAAGTTATCAAAACTAAACAATCTTAAAGGAAAAATTTCCCAAAAGGTTGCTACTATTACCAAAGAGTATAACTTTTTCACAGAAAATACGGTCTGCCCTACCTGCACACAAGATATCAAAGAAGAGTTTCGTGTAAATAGAATTAGTGACGCTCAAAATAAAGCAAAGGAACTCAAAAAAGGTTATGAAGATCTTGAAGAAACAATCAAGTTCGAACAGGAACGAGAGCGTCAATTCAATACCTTATCTAAGGAGATTATAAACTTAACGCATGGCATTTCTCAAAATAATATTAAGATCTCTGGATGTCAACGACAAATCAGAGATTTGGAATCGGAAATTCAAAGAATTACCGATCAATTTGCAAACAGAAATACTGAGCATGAAAAGTTAGCAGAATTTAAAAAATCTCTTCAACAAGTAATTCAAGATTTGGGAAATAATAAAGAAAAAATTCTTTATTATGATTTTGCTCATTTTTTGTTGAAAGATGATGGTGTTAAAACAAAAATAATTAAAAAGTATCTTCCTCTTATAAATCAACAAGTTAATCGATATCTTCAGTTGATGGATTTCTTTATTAATTTTCATCTTGATGAGGAATTTAATGAATCGGTTAAGTCTCCAATTCATGAACATTTTTCGTATTCGTCATTTAGTGAAGGTGAAAAAATGAGAATTGATTTAGCTTTACTTTTTACGTGGAGAGAAGTTGCACGAGTCAAAAATTCAATCAATACGAATTTATTGATTATGGACGAAGTATTTGATTCTTCTCTGGATGGATTTGGAACAGAAGAGTTTCTAAAAATTATTAGGTATATAATTAAAGATGCAAATATTTTTGTGATATCTCATAAAGGCGGACTTGAAGATAAGTTTGAAAATGTTATGAAATTTGAAAAAGTAAAGGGATTTAGTAAAGCATTATAATATAATGAGATTATTAGATTGAACAAATTGTAATCTATGTTAGAATCTAAATACTATCAATTAGGATTTTAACTTTATGCTATCTACTGCATATCGTCTTCGGTTAGAATTTATTTGTAAATGTATTGCAAATAAGGAAGAGGTGAAACTTGATGATATGGTATGGGCACAGAAACTTGCGAAAGCAAACACAACTGCCTATGAAATGTTGAAAAAAGCAAGAAGACAATCTTCACAAGAAATTGAAGAGGGTAGTATGGATGATTTTATGAATAGGATGGGGTTAGGTGACCCGGACCCATCCAATTATAAGACGGGATTTGGATCTGCTGATGAGATTGCAGATTGGTTTAATCATGAAAAAAGGGATGATTGGAGGCAACGTGACTAAGAATAAAATACTTGTATTGGACGATATAATTTCCGAATCTGATTGTAAATATTTGATTAGTTTATATGAGGAAAAGGGACCAACTCATGAGTGGTCAGGCACATATCCAATGTCAATAGGTAATTGTCCAATTTCACAAAAAATTCATCCATTTATATTCAAAATTCAAGATTCTATAAATGAATATAAAAATTTGAATGTTAAAGTTGATTGGTGTGAAATTGTAAAATGGCCTGCAGATTCTTTTAAGCAAGATCATTATGATTCATCATCAGACCAAACTGTTTTTGCTTCCATCGCATATCTAAATGATGATTATTCTGGTGGAGAAACTTATTTGGTTAATGATTTGGTTGTCAAACCTAAAAGAGGAAGAGTTATTGCTTTTGATGGACAACAATATTTGCATGGAGTAAGTCGTGTAAGTGCTGGTGATAGATATACAATAGCAATTTGGTATAAGTAAACTTTAAGTAATAAAAAAATGCAGGCAGTAATTTACAGCAACGGAAGTCAAGAGTGTGAGAGAATGGCATCTCTACTCAAAAAATTGGACGCACAAATTTTAGAGTATAAACTAAACAATCACTTCACTCAAAGATCTTTTGAATCGGAATTTGGTTTAGAGGCAACATATCCTCAAGTATCAATCGGTTATAGTCATATCGGTGATATGAAAGAAACTTTACAATTTATGAAAACCAATGGAATGTTTGTTTGATGAATAAGTAAGTATCCTATAAATAAGGATACTTTTTTTTTATAAATATATTTAAAAGTATATCAAAAGTAATGGACAATAAAACTTATACGGGTTTGATGGAAGCATATCAAGAAGTTTATATGCCTAAAGATGATAGTGATATATTAGAAGATATTATTATTGAACTTTGCAATCAATTTGGTGCATTTGAAAATCTTGAGGAACGTGCAGAGTTCGCTGTTGACGTTGTTGAATCTGATACTGTAGTTGAGTTTTTGACATTACTTTCCGAAGAATGTGACATAGATGTTGCAGAAATTCTTTCCGAATCTTATGAAAATTTAGATGAAGATTTAAAGGGAAAGGCATTTAGACTTGCAATTAATGCTCTTCCTAGTTCTGCAAGAAAAAAAATACTTAAAACAGTACTTCCTTCTGCATTAGGTAAGACTGGAAATACTCTTAAAGGTAGTGCAGCATCTGTTACTGTTAGAAATGCAAGAGGTGTAAGAGATCTTACAAAGGGAGCACCTAGACCACCTGGTCTTCCACTAGCGGCAGCAAACGCAAAAAAAGCTGCTAATTTTAGTGGCGCAACAAGACAACTTCCTAGTGCTGGTGGAACTTCTGCGGGGTCTATAAAGGCAAAAATTCAGCGGGGGAATACAAGAGATCAAATGGCTAAAAACCAAGTGACTACTTTTGTTCAAGGTCTTAAGCAGATGATCGCCCCCACTAGTTCTGTTACCAAACCTGTAATTAGTAAAGTTACCAAACCTGTAATTAGTAAAGTTACCAAACCTGTAATTAGTAAAATTACGACACCTAGATCAACTGGTGGTTTACTCGGAACTAGAACTATTAAAACACCTGGTGCAGGACTTCCAAGACAGGCACCAAAACCAGAGTTTGGTTCAGGTTCAGGTTCAGGTTATCCAAAATTACCAAAAACTCCACCTGGAAAAATTGTTCCATCTCCTAGTGGATCTCTTCAAACTCCTCCCGGAAGAATTGTTGCATCTCCTAGTGGCACACCAAAAGTACAACCGATTAAAAAAGTTTCTGTAAGAGATCTTGGACCTACTGCAAGAAGCACTGTAGGTAAGGGTGGAAAGACTCTTTCGGGTGATGGTGTTACGGATGTTTCTGCTAAAACGGTATCTTCTAGAAGAACTTTAAAAAGTTATCTTCAACAAATTGCTAGAAATAAGAAGGCTCTTACTGCTACTGCTATCGGAGTTGGTGCAGGTGCGGGTCTTTTATCTGATACTCCTAAAACTGCTGATACACCACCAGCAGTTCCTCCTAAATCATCTGTTGCAAATATTGATCCAACAAAACAAACTTCTGAAACACCTAAAGCAACTGAAACACCTAAAGCAACTGAAAAACCTAAAACACCTGAAACGACTAAAACAACTGAAACACCTAAAGCAACTGAAAAACCTGAAACACCTAAAGCAACTGAAAAACCTGAAACACCTAAAGCAACTGAAAAACCTGAAACACCTGAAACGACTAAAGCAACTAAAACACCAGTAATAAAGCAGACTGGTAATAAAGAAAAAGACGAGTCTGAATGGGAAAAGGCAAATCCTAGACTTGCAGCAGTTGCTAAAATGAGAAAAGCAGGTGCATCTAGAGAAGAAATTAATAAGGTTCTCTATAATAAGGGAACTAAAGCATATGGTGCTAAATAGATTTTAAAATTGCTAAATATTTAAAAAAAGTATAGAATCATGGATTCAAAGCAGGTAATAGGAATGATGGAGGCATATGCTTCCATCTATGAAAAGAAAGGTAATTGCGTAGACAAGAAAGACAAAGGTGCTCACAATTGTGCTAAGAAAGTCTGCTCTGAGCAATGGGGTGAAGGTGAAACCATCTTTGGACAACACGCTGTTCCCGATGAAAACGGTTTCGTTTCACACTACGATGTTCAGTTTGAGCATGGTATTGTAGAGAACGTATCTGTAGAAGATATGGAAGTTCTTACTATGGAAGGTCATTATAAGGAAGGTCACCGTTATGAGGGTGAGCAACTCGACGAGATGGGCGGTTTTATGAAAGCAGTGGGGAAAGTTGGTAAGGCAGTTCTTGGACCTGCTGATCAATCTCCCGAAGCCGAAGCAGCAAGAATGGGTAAGCGTAGACCTCAAACAAAACAGGAAAAGGGTGTTGCTGCTGGAACTGTAAATAATGAAGATGCAGACCTCTTTGATATTATCAAGGGTCACCTGATTGATGAAGGTTTTGCTGACACTGAGGAAGCAGCACACTCTATTATGGCAAGTATGAGTGAAGGTTGGAAGCAGAGTATTGTTGAAGGTACTCCTGCCGATAGAGCACGCAGAGCTGTTAAGAATCAAAGAGATGGATATCATGGTGATGATGATGCACTCACCAAAGAAATGGATGCAACGAAAGCCGCTGTGGCTAGATTGAAGAAAGTGTGATCCAATTTTAAAACTGTCTACTTGGAGGTCTTCGGACCTCCTTTTTTTGTATGGTGTCCTGATACATCAAAGAACAATGCAAGTCCCAAATTGGAAGCATCACTCCAAGAAGGAGCAAAAACGAAAACTAAAACCTCAGGCAATGCGTTCCCGAAAGGAAGCACTGAGACACTTCAAGAACCGTCACATGACCTCCCCCAAAAAGGGAGGTTCTTTTGTATAATACGTTCATACGCATCAAACCCATGACCGTCAGGCACGAAATCAAATCTCAACTTGCCAAACTTCTTGCTACTGAAGACCTTGTGGTTGAGAACAAGAATGTTGAGACCGCATGTTTCAATGTCCATACTCGTGTGCTGACACTGCCGAACTGGGATAAAGCAGGTAATGAGATATATGATATGTTGGTGGCACATGAAGTAGGACATGCACTTTATACACCAGATCGTGATTGGATAAAAGATTATAAGATACCTCCACAGTTTGTGAATGTTGTGGAGGATGTTCGCATTGAGAAAATGATGAAGCGTCGTTATGCTGGAATTTCCAAGACCTTCTATAAAGGATATAATTTTCTTGCCGATGAGGACTTCTTTGGTGTTGAGTGTGAAGATGTAAGTAAGATGAATCTTGCTGACCGTGTAAATCTTCACTTTAAGATTGGTAACTTTGTTGATATTCCTTTTGGTGAAGATGTGGAGATGCCTATCGTTCGCATGATCGAAGGTTGTGAGGATTTTGATGACGTTTTGATTGCTGCACAGACACTCTATAAGTATTGTCAGGATCAGATGAATACAGAAACCAAGACTGATATGGATTCATTAGAATCGCAAAGTTCTGGTTCATCCGAAGAGCAATCTGATAATTCTATGGAGCAACAACAGCAACCTGGAGAATCTGAAGATAGTACAGACACCGAGCAAGAGACCGAGCATGTTGCCGAGCAAGACACCGAGCATGTTCGTCAGGGTGGAGAAACTAATCCTGAACCTAAAGTCGATACGATGGATTCACTGCAGGATGCAATTAAAAAACTTGCATCGATGGATGGATTTGAGAATGTTTATGTAGAACTTCCTCAAGTCAATCTTGATGATATTATTGTTCCAAATGGAGAGATTCACGAGAGATGTGATGAACTCTGGGACAATCCGCATGATCCTTATCTGTTCGATTATGTTGATAGTGAGTTTATGAAATTCAAAAAATCAGCACAGAAAGAGGTAAATTATCTTGTAAAAGAATTCGAATGTAGAAAATCTGCTAATAGCTATGCTCGTGCTACTACTAGTCGCACTGGAGTTTTGGACTGCTCTAAACTCCACACCTACAAATACAATGAAGACTTATTCAAGAAAGTAACCACACTTGCCGATGGTAAAGATCATGGATTGATTTTTATTCTTGATTGGTCTGGTTCGATGACCCATGTAATGATGGATACTATGAAACAGTTATTCAATCTTGTATGGTTCTGTAAGAAAGTTTCTATTCCGTTTGAGGTATATGCATTCACGAATGAGTATCCATTAGTAAGTGATGATGGAGAACAACTTTGTCGTAAAAGACCATATGAGAAAAAAGATGGCTTGATGCAGGTTGGAGAACAGTTTTCTTTGATGAACATTTTGTCGCACAAAGTCAATTCTAAAACTTTGGAAAAACAATTGAAGAATATGTTCCGTCTTGCACAATACATTACTTTCGGTGGAAGATATTCTATCCCTGTTGGAATGGGATTGTCTGGAACTCCCTTGAATGAAACGATGATTGCACTTCATCAAATCATTCCACAGTTTAAGAAAAATACTAAAGTTCAAAAAGTTCAGTGTGTTGTATTGAGTGATGGTGAGGGTTATGGACTTACTTATCATCGTGAGATGCAAAGATCTTGGGAGTTTGAACCTTTTATTGGACTTGGTAGAATTGGTGATAATTGTTATCTTCGTGATCGTAAAACAGGAAACACTTATTCTTTGGATTCTATGTGGGATGACTACACTGATATTTTGATTCAAAATTTGAGAGACAATTTTATTGATACTAATTTTATCGGTATTCGTGTTCTTGAGTCTCGTGATTCTCATCGTTTTATTAGTCGTTATACTTTTGGTCAACGTGAACTAAAAGAGAAAATACAAAACCAGTGGAAAAAACAGAGATCATTTGCCATTAAA